ATGATCGCTTTATTGACATCATCAACAGTGGCATCGAGGTCTGCAAACTCACCGGGATTGATTTGAAGCTCGCCGCCTGTGACCCTGCCTTTGAGCTTGAAGCCACCTTGCATGTTTGCGAAAGCAGCTGAGTCAAGCAAAGCTCTGAGCGAACCAGTTGCTGCTTTGCCTAGGCCACCAATCAGATGATACAGGCCAAAGCCATAAAACCCAACACCCGGCAAGAAAGGATAGCTCACAAACCAGTCAAGCCTTTTTTGCTTTTGATCATCAGCATCCCAGTTTCTCCGAACGCTAACAACTTTTTCCGTATCATAATCAATCGTGATGACGTAAGGCAAAGCAACTTCATTGCTTTCTTCATTGCTTTCTTCGTAGCCATCAACACCATCAAAAGACTCATAAACATGCATCTCAAGCAAAGTCATAACTTTATCAGTTGAGTCTTGGCCATATGGGTCGATGCCTTCGATGTCACTTGTTGTGTCACCAGAGGGATCAATGCTGTCGCCAGTGTAATCAGTTTGAAGATACCAGCCAGCTTCAACATACTTGTTATAATCATTCTTTGGCATTCGAATGACGTGAGTGTATCTTGGTGAGGTGTACAGATCAGTGCTCTCGGGGGCAACGACCAAGTCCTCAGCTTTTACAAATTTTGAGCATTGACGTTCGAGATTAGCATCCCACCAAACTTTTTTGAAAGCATGGCCAACGAGGGGAAGCTGAAAAAGCATTTTATCAAGATCAGGAAAATACTCTGGCATTTCCTGAGTAATTTGAAAATTCATGAAGTCCCGGACGCGACGAGCTTGCTCTTCTGCTTCATCGTTTGGTTCGCCAACAATAACAGTTTTTACAGGACCACCAGATGGATAAAGCTCGGCAATTGCTCTTGCATTAAACTGGGTTGCAGCTTCAGCAATCATGGGATGAACAACTGTGCTCAATCCTCGGCTAGCTCGGGCATCCTCTTCTTCGGACATCCCTCCGTCTGGGTCAACTGTTCTCAGCCCAGCTTTATATCGCTCTTCCCAATCAGAACGAGCCTCCCTGTCACCCTCATAGGTGACAACAAGTTGTTGAGCTTTTCGGGAGAGTTCCTTGGCAGATATTTCATCTGCTAAGTTTGCGTCAAATTCGCTATCAATGTCTTGAGTTATGTCGAGCTTTGGGTCGCCAAATTCTTCAACCTGTAAATTATCTGGGGGTGATCCTTCAGCGAATGGGATAGGTTGCCTAGCCATATAGCGTTATCCTTTTTGTCTCAACTGGATCATCATCCTCATAATCACTTGAATGCGTAATGAACCAACCTTTACGTAATCGCAACCATGCTTGTGTGCATGTATCAACTATATCATCATTATCACCAGCTGGGAAAGCTGCGCAAATGTCAATTAAATCTTTAGCCCATTTTCTGTTTGCAGGAAAGTAAATTCTTCCATCCTCAAGCAAAGCTGAAGATGCATGAGCGCGAGCCTCTTTGTCTCTGTCTGGGGTATACTCAATGACAGGAACCCCAGCCATGCGTAAATCTTGAAGCAAACTTTGGCCAGAGGCTTTCTTCTCAATCATTACAGCATCAGGCTGCCATTCATCATATGCCTCTTGAGCAAGAGTTCTGAGCTCAGGATAAGGAACGCGATCATACCACATCTCAAGAACGATTGCATTTATCTGGCCATTTGACCTGAAGACACCCCATGTTGTTCTGGCTGAATACGAGCTTTTCTCTTTGGTTGAGTAGGCTGTGTCATATGATTGGATCACATATTCAATCTCGGGCAGATCATCACTCTCCCATGGAACCCACCATTCAGCTCGCAAGATTCCCCCACCTTTCGGCATTGGTCGTTGCTGCAATTGCCCAGCTGAGGCATATGAACCCAATGACCGCTCGAGATTGGTAAGTGTTGCTTCGTCAATCCTTTCTGGCCAGAGTAACTCACCTTCTCTTGTTCTTGGGTCTGTGA